CTAATTGCTTGTGCTTTTTTGAGCAATTAATCTTTTATATTTGTCGAGTAACTGTTCTTCCGTTTCCTCATGCTGCGGATCTTTTGGAATACAGTCTACTGGACAAAATAATTGGCACTGTGGCTGGTCATGGTGACCAACGCACTCTGTACATAAATCCGGATTGATTTCATAAATCACTTCGCCCATAAAGATCGCTTCATTAGGGCAAACTGGTTCACAAACATCGCAGTTTATGCATTCATCAGTGATATATAACGACACGTTACCAACCTTGTTGATGTTTACGTTCAAAGGCTTCAACCACAGCTTGCGGAACAAACTTGGTTACATCTCCTTTTAAACGAGCAATTTCTCGAATTAATGTCGAAGAAATAAAAGAATACTGTTCAGAAGGTGTTAAAAACACCGCCTCGAAATGTGGATCAAGCTGACGGTTCATATTGGCCAGTTGAAATTCATATTCAAAGTCAGAAACTGCTCTTAAACCACGAAGTACTGCTGTGGCCTTTTGTTCTTTAAAAAAGTTAACCAACAAACCATCAAAACCTACAAACTCAACATTTGATAGATGGCCTAATGATGATTGCGCCAGTGCGACTCTTTCTTCTAAGCTGAACAAAGGGTTTTTATGATGTCCAATTGCAATCGCTACTACAACTTCATCAAACATTCTTGATGCTCTAGTAACTAAATCAACGTGCCCATTCGTGATAGGGTCAAATGTTCCAGGATAAATTACACGCGTTTTAGACATCCGCTAGTACTCTAATTGTATTGTGCGCCTATTTTAGCAAAAGTTATACATGAGACGAAATATTGATATGTGGGAAAAAACTTCACCTTGGCATCAGTTTACGGCACAATAGGGACAATTGTGGAAGTTTGAATTATGGCGAAAGCAACAGTAGTAAAGAATAATAAGTGTGGATGTTTATTTTAATTCTCTATAGTTCCTTTTTTAACGCTAAGTTTTTGAATTATAAAAGTTGATGTTCTTATTAGTTCCTTATAGTTTGTTTACATCCTCCAAAAAAACGGGTAATAATGCGGGTAACGAACTAATTACTCTTACCTCATGGCCTCTGTAAAACTTTCCGACCTAAAGATTAAAGCACTGAAACCTAAAGAAAAAGTCTACAGAATATTGGATGCAGATAGACTTTACATAGAAGTTCGTCCTTCAGGTGCTAAAGTTTGGCGGTTTAAGTTTGTTTTTAATGGTAAAGAATCTTCTATGAGTCTTGGCGAATACCCGGCTATTACTTTGGCAGACGCTAGAATCTTGAAGGATGAAATGCGAGCAAAATTAGCCAAAGGCATACACCCAGTAGAAGATAGACAAAATAATAAGGCCAAGGCATTAGAAGAAGGAAAAAATACATTCAATGCTATTGCAGCCGAATTTAAAGAAAAACGTATGACGTTGAAGTCTGAAATTTATCAAGAGAAGTTCGATACTGCTTTAGAAAAAGATATATGCCCAGTTATTGGCAAAAAAAATATTAAAGATGTGACTGCGGCTGACGTATTGAAGATTTTAAATAATACGATTAATCGTGTTACTAAAGAAACCAATGGAAAAATGACGGGTGAATCTGCCGCTTTACAAAATCGAAGATTTATTGGTGCAGTAACTCGTTATGCAATTGCTACATTGCGACTAGAGAATGACCCGACTTATGCTGTACGTGATGTTATCAAGCGCCCTCGTGTAAAACATGCAAGAGCTTTAACCAAAGAAGAAAGAAAAAAAGCAAGAACTCAATTGCCTAAATACAATGGAACAGAAACGGTCAAAAATGCTGGCTTCATTCTCTTATATACAATGCTTCGGGCAATCGAAATTAGAAAAATGCAATGGAAATGGGTCGAGTTTGATACACGACTTATTAGATTTCCAGAAGAGGCAATGAAAAAATCCAGAATCCATATTCTCCCTATATCTGACCAGGTTTATGAAGTTCTTAAGCGTCAATATACAATCTCTGGTGATAGCGAATTAGTTTTCCCTGCTATTTTCAGTAAGAAAAATGATGGCATGTTAGCTAAAGAAACGCTGAACAGTATGCTTGAATATATTGGCTTAAAAGGCGTGACCACTCATGATTTTAGGGCTACAGCTTCTACCCTACTATATGAAAAGGGCTATGAGGAAGCGTGGGTAGAAAAACAGCTTGCTCATGCAGAGCAAAATAGAACAAAAGCATCTTACGACCATTCTCAGCACTTAGAGGCTAGACGGAAAATGATGCAAGACTGGGCTGATATTGTAGATAGTTGGAAAGACTAAAAGTTTTGCTTCTTATCAAAGGTCCATCTTTTGCCATTGTAAGTCACGGTGCCATCTAAATTAATCTGCAACTCTTTTAATGAGTAGTCATAGATTTTAAGAACATTCCCGTTCTTATCTAAATCAGCGGGTAGATTGCAAGTATTCTCCATTCTGCCCGCTTCCGAAACCATGATCATGACTTGCGACATCACAAAGCCCTTACACAAATCGAGACATTCACATTACTATTAATAGTGTGAGCTGTGCAACCTGAGAAAAGGAGGCACAGCAATGTGATGAGCGATGCAACTTTGGTACGTTTGCACATAACGACTTTATGCGATCCGGTTATTGATCCAGCCATAAAAGAATTGCTCTTGCTTGGGATTGCGTTCACAGATTTCGATATAGCGCTGACCTTGCATGATATTAAGGACACGGACTAATACCTTTTCACCTTCTTTGCCCCGCTTGGCTAAAAATGTTTTAAGTGCATTTAAAGTAGCTGGACCATAAACCCCATCTACTGATAAGTCAGACCAGCCTGCTTTACCCTGATTGTTTAGCAAATTCAATGCACGCTGCAATATAGGCTTTGCGAATCCAGTACCACAGTTCACACCAGTATCTAATAGTTCTTCGGCCACGACTGGACTAATAGCATTTATTTGGTCGAAACGTGGTGATAACCAATATTGCTTTTTATAAATTGCCTTTGCAGTTTCGAGTGGCAAATCTCGCATGTTGCCCTTAAAACCATTCGCACGTGCAACTGCTTCGGTAATTCCGTATTTTGTTGCGCCACCGCGATCAGCAGGATTATTTACATATCCACCTTCACGCTTAATTAACTCATCAAGATATTGTTCGATGTTCATGATTAGCTACCTTTGCCGCCAATAATAGAAACAAATGCCGCCTTAACTTCAGCAATCACTTCAGACATACTTTTGCCCTTTAGTAATGCAATTGACTGATAAACAATGCCGATTACTAATAACCCAAAGACTGCGAAAATCAGCATGATGAAGCCTTGGAACATTGTTGAGTGATTAAGATACTCAAAGTGCTCAATGAATGCTGACCCCCCATATAAACTTACCGTCACGCTACAGACGAATTTTGTGATAACTCCCATTGAAACTTTGATTTTTCCGTCTTTATCAATATCCCCACTTAAAACAAGTGCAAGAATTGCCCCGATCACAGCTGGAAAGATTTTTAAAACCCATGGAATTGCATTTTCTTGCATATGAACCTCTAAAATTATTGGCAATAAAAAAGCCCTAACTTATTTAAAGCTAGGGCTTGTGGTGGTTTGTTGGGTGTTGCTAACAGAATGTTAGTGTACTGGATATCTGTACTGTAGTAAGATTCTGCTGGTGTATCTTGTCAGTCAACTTTTTTATGAGCTCTAAAATCATATTAAGCATTGTTTTTATAACATTTTTAACAGGTTGTAAGCTAAGCCTAGATGAAGAAAATAAAGATCTTGTTGATCCTAAATACTATTCCAGTACATCACAGATTGATTCACAAACCTTTCTTCTGCTACACCCATATAAAGCTGTAATTAATATCGGCGAAGATTATACGCGCAGCCCTATCCTAGGAATTAGCCGCACAAGCAAACAGGTTATAGTGAAAACAAAACTAGATGTAAAAAATATAGATATTATTTTCGATGAAAAAATTCATCTCACACCAAATATAATAAAAAAAGATAATGATATTTACACTTTAGATTCATTTGATGAAATTAAATCCAATTTAATAAGGTCAAAAAAATTCACTATAGAGTTAAATAAGAAGTCTGATTACAAATCATATTATCAGGTGTCAAACATCAATGGCTATTAAGATGCTTAAATCCCATAATTTTTTTAATATAAAGTATTCATTAATAGTTGGCGCTTCAATTACCCTACAATTGTTGGCATACATACTTTACTATGTAACTGATAGTTATATATTTTTAGGCATGTATTTCTTAGCCATAATCCCAAACCTTATATTGTTGTTTAGATATAAATTAAGCAAATCATTCATTGCTATTATATCCATTTTATTACTGTTTTTTATGGCAGCAAGCTACATGTCGCAGACATATCCGCTTGTAATCAACCTATATAATATAATTTATGGCATTAATTCACTTATAGCGGCATTCTTACTGTATAAAAACAATGAACCAGAAAAGTACATTAAAATTGTTTTCTGGTTCTTAACTGCAATCATCTATTATCATATTTTTAAGTTCGGCTTATCTAACCCCGACTTGTATAACGAGGTATTTGCAAAATCTAGTAGGAACTATGTTAGTGCATCTTATGTAATTATTTTGTGTCTATTAGCTCTATGTTATGAGAAGAAAAAAGAGACAGTTCCCTTAATATATGCTTTGCTTACTACCATCGCATGTGTTTTTTTGTTCGGACGAAGTGGAATCGCTTTATCTTTTTTAATCACTCTATTTGTACTAATACGACAAAAAAATTACTACCTAATTGGCATATCTACAGCCGTATTAGCAATAGTACTTTTAGCAAATCTCTCCCTTATAGAAAACTTTGTTTTTGAAAAGACGAACTTCTCAACAGGACTTGAAAGTGAACGTTCTATTTTCTTAAATGAATATTTAAATCATATTACTTATTCAACTTACGATCTTTTCTTCGGAAGAAGCATTAACCACTGTTGTACATGGATCACCATGTTTAATGGGAATCCACACAATTCATTTATTATGGGTCATATTAGATATGGGTTATTACACACCTTATTTACTTTAGCCATTCTTATTTACATAATTTCATCCAAGAATCTGACTCTTATATTTTTTGGACTAATTATTTTGAGCAGGTTTTTTACAGATCAGCTCGGACTTTTTACAGGTTTTGATATAGCACTGTATTTCCTATTATTTTTAGTATATCAATACAAAAAATATAATAGATAGGATAGAAAAAGCAGAGTAAGCTATCTTTCTCTGCTTTTTTATATCAAACTACCACTAAAAACCGATATTCCAAACCATTCCCAGCCACACTATGCTGCACACAGAGCCAACCATCTGCATCTATATATCCACGTAAGTGAGAATTTGTAATTGCTCCACTTTGATATAAATACCACAAAATGGTGGGATTCGCTGAATCAGTTGAAATTGCTGTTTTTGCTATCCGGTTGGGTTTTGGATTAGCAATAGTATTAGGAGTTCCCTCAGTAAGCACAAAAGCATTGCTGTAATAACGATCTGAATATGTTGGATTCACTGCATTTGCAGATAGCAATTCAACCGCAGAAGACTGGCCGAGCCAGCAAAGCCGTTTGAATACTGTATTACTAATTGCAATTGTATGAGCAATGATTCCAGCATTATCACTATAAGCAGCGTCCACTACCTTTGCTGCAAACTTACTATCAAGTTGTCCCGCGAAGCCATCTCGAGCAAACTCAGGTGAGAATTCACATCCAGAATATTCAACTGATGAGGTCCCTTGATACTTTACTTTATTTGTAAGTCTATAGTTTGCCTTATCAGCAGTAGATAGATTAACTAATGATTCTTTCCAGTTGTATCCTGTAAAGCTAAATGTGCTGCCAGCTTGAACCCATACTTTGTAAGTTGGTGCTGGAACAGCAGTTGAGTGATAACTACGCCCTTTCGCCGAGCCGCCATCGGTATTATTAAGATAGAACTCAATACCTTTGTGCCTCTCTACGGCAAATGTACCACTAACAGACTTACAGAATGATAAATCGTAAGCAATACCGCCATTTGCCAAGCCTGCACCAACCCCATCACAAGCACAGTTAAGATCAGAATAACTTAGCCCATAAAAATCATAGCCATGTTCTTTTGCCATGTCGACATATAGTGGCCCACCAAAGTTTGATGTTCCACCACGGATTGCGATCCCTTTCTTACCCTGATATGAACGTATAAACCCCAAACGCGTCATCCAGCAATCATTTGTATAAATGTTTTGTGCATGTCCAACAGCTTGAATATTTCCTCGATAACCTTGGACAGAATTTTGTGCGAAATATCCATAACCAACATCTAAATCAGTTCGACTTAATGTGAACCCTGAAGTTTTCTCCCCGTAAACGTACTGTGATCCAGATGTCTTTGCAGATGTAAATATAACTGCATCAACATCACCACCATAGTAACCAGGACCGACTGTATTTTGTGTAGTCTTTATAAGTTCAACATCATAAATACTATTACCATTACCACCAATTAAAGCTGGTAAACGAGCAGAAAATCCATCTATTTGTGTCAATACAATAGGGTTTGTTGTGTAGTAGCGACCCGGCATAACCCTTGCAGTTTTAGGATAATAATCAGTATTTGATTTTACAGAAGCTTTATAAATTGCTTGCTGAATCGCAGCACATGACCATACAGCTGTAGGATCATCTGACATCTTTACAAGACCGTATGCCTCCGCATAAATATCTTGTTTATTATTTAAACGCACCCAAATGCCATTGCCACTATTTCTTGGCAAATAATAAGTATTGAAAGTTGCTAATGGAGGTATAGCAATAAGAGGGTCTATGAAATAACCTCCATCATGCAGAGATTTGCTCAAAGTTGCTGACCATTTGAAGTAATCACCTCCCCTATCTTTTCCTTCATGAAAGGATAATACCTGTACGACCTGACCATTATCTCTTGGATTTAAGTTGATTAGGTCAGAAATAGATTCAACCTTTTGAATTGTTTTATTATTGATTAATTTCTGCGTTTCAATACCATCTTTCACATTATCAGCATCTTGATATGCCTTCACCCAAGATGTAGTTAATGCATCGTAACGATAGTTACCCAGATCTTTTACATAGATTGTGCGCCCATCCCATACATTTGAAATAGCATTCAGCCCTTCCAAACTATCAACATGCGTAACTGCTAATGCATTAATTGTCCCTTCATTGATTGCTTCATCAATCATAGAGAGGAACATATCTTTTAGAATTTGGTCGCCCTTAATGCGATCAGCAATTTCTTTTGAAAGATCATTAACAAGCTGCTCAATGTCATTTGTATTTTGATCTACATTTTCTTGTAAATTGCCAAGCCATTCATCAATCGTATTTATTTGATTTTGTAGATTGTCATCACCTGCAATACGGTCAGAAATCTCTTTAACTAAAGCGAGCCAAATAACCTGATCACGATAACCAAGTTCTTGAAGCTTCCACCAGATTAAATCAAAGTCTTTGTTTACAGCAGAAGGGCGAAATGAGTTGTCATAAAGTTGGTAATTAGTGGTGCGCTGAAATGGCGTATTTCTTTCCAAATTAACGACCACACCATTTAGAGGTGCTACATTAAAGGTGACAGTATCATTAGCCAATGTCCATGAACCTACAGGCGCTTCTTCACCATTAAGGGTGACAATTAAATACTCTGCTTTATCACAATTAAACTCTAATGGAAAAGCAGTTGTTGTTCCATTCGCGATATATTCTTTTGATGGCGTTTGAACTGGCACTGACATAGCCTACCCCTAATTTTCGAAATCTAAGGCGGCCTCATGTACGCCACCGTTTGTTCTCCAATTAGGCGTTTCTTCATAGTCTGTTTGGTTGAGTGATTTTCCAACTCTTTCAGGAGCTTCTACGATTGCACCTGCTAATGAGTCTAAATAGTCATCCGGTTGATCAGTAATGGCTGGGTTAAATTCTCGCATTTGTTTTACTTGTGCTGAATCTTCACCGTTCTCATCTTCAAGTACAGATACATGTGCCCATAGCAGGCCAGAAATTAAAGGCCCTTCAATACCATCTAAAATGCGTTTATTTTTAGATTTAGTTGAATGCTGTTCTGTTACACCACAACGTATTCCACGAGTCTTTAGAGCAGCTTTTAACGCTGCTGGTGCAAAGTTACCGATACCATTTGTCTCAATAGTGACTTTAGATAAATGGAATTCCTTGATGATGTTGCATAGCTGCCAAACCTGACCGCCTATCACACGTCCATCAGCATCGGTTTCAATTACTTCGCCCTTAAGTGCAATCGATCTATGCCAATATTTATTACCTATATCATCATGGAAGACTAATGCAGTTGATGAAATATCTGACTTAAGCTTTCCTGATGATGGATCCCAGCGGAATGTTGCACCAACAATTTGACGCTCACCAATCATAAACATGGTGGTTCTATTGGCTCGTTTAAGAACTGGTTCACAGTTATAAGCTATGATCTTATCTGGGTCTAAACGCACATCACCAATAGGCTTAGCGTGCATTTGATATTGAGAGTCCCACTCGTTAAGGGTTTTACATTCCTCTCGGCGTGATGCCATTTCTTCCGCATCAAAACGTTCTGCCCAAATTCCTTCTGAATAGAAATCAGCCACATAATGATCATTAGCCAAGGTCACTTCATAGAGATCATTTACTTTTTTTAGAGTGTAGTCTTGGCCTTTACTAAGGTATTTCGCCCCTTGCCCAATCCCAGCAAAAGCATGTATTGGCTCAAAGTCTAAAAGGTATTTACCGCCCGCTAATGCATTCTCAATGCGCTTTTCATTTTCAAACATTTTGAGCACCAATATATCTACTTTACGTAGCTTTTTAATCTTGTCGTAAAGAGAGTCATGTGAGTGTGGCGTACCGATCCAAAGCTTCTTTGCACCAGGAAAGGCAATGTGAGTTTGTTCAGATAATCTGTAGGTGAGCTTTTCTCGGGCTTCTGGTGATCCCGTTGTTTTTGGTGTTTCAACGTCATCGTTTTGGATGAAGTGAGCGCGGTGACCTGTCACCCCCGACAGAATGCCTTTTGCCAACATGGTTCCATAGCGAACATCTTCCGTGCCAGCTACCCACCAGCGTTCCGTTTCACCTTTTTTTCTTTTGACTTCTGGATTGTCAACACAAAGTGGATGCTTTTCTAAGACTAACTTAGTCCCGTTACTACACTTATAGGCATCATCATCTGTAGTACCTTGGTGGAGTATTTGCGTTTCAGGCCAACAGTAAATAACCCATGCATTGAAAACATCAAGAATTGTAGATTTTGAATGCCCGCGCGGCATCATGAGCAGTGCGGTACGGCCCTTTATATAGAAGTTTTCTAGGAAAATACAAACAAGGGCATGGAAGTCTGGAACCTTCCAACCCTGTATATCTGCCCAAATTAAAAAGAAAGCTAGAAAGCTGATTTTTGGTTTAGTCATCAGCTCATCCGTTGTCTAAGTTTTTCCGCTTCTGCTTCTGCTTTTTTAATTAGATTTTGTTCATGTTTCTTTTGCGTGTCCTCGTCTTTACTTGCTGGTGGCAATGTTCCTCTGCGATATGCCAATACTTGCTCAACTTTTGTGATAGCTGAGGCGCATTGGTTCAGTCCCTTATAGAGCCATACTTTATTGCCACGATCCTCAGGTGTTTCAAAACCACATTCACTTGCTGCATATGCAATTTGAATAAGGTCATCAGTCATTTTCTCAGTGAGTTCTTCTAACTCTTTTGTTTGATCATCACGCATAAAAAAGCCCTCGCATATAGTTCATATATACAAGGGCTTATGTAGTGGTATGTTGGGCGGTTTACTGGACTACCCGTTCAAAGTCAGGTGCACGAATATCGGTAACATCATCACCCCAGAAACGCTCGCGGTCTTGTTGTCGTTCTGCTTTACGCAAAGCCTTCTCACGATAGCCGGGTGCAATAGTGTCTTGAACTTCATCAAAGAACATTCGGTTAATTGCCGCTTTTGTATACCATAAGTTTTGCGCGGGTATTTTGCCTTTCACAAATTTGAAAGCTTCATTGCCGAAATTGGTGTCCTTGCCCTCATTGTACTGAGTTAAATTACCAACCGTTAAGCCTAATAGAGCAGTGAAATCACTACCAAGTGGGCCAGAAACAAACGAGTTCGCATCGCGACCAGAAGTGTCAGTACCAGCAACAAGAATGTCGCCGAGTACAGGCAAGCCACCACCAGCAACTAGTGAGCGCATAAAGAAGCTTGTAGCCTTTTTAGGATCATTACTATCATAAATTGTTTGTGGGTCGTTACCATTTAGGATTTCACGTAGTTGTACGACCAAACCACCTAGCAACGTCATACTGACCATAAGTGGTATTGCATATGCTGCCTTACCTTTTAAGCCTTCTTGGGCCATTGTGCGGCTACCTTGTCGCATCAAGAACGAAGCCGAGAATGATTTAAATTGCATTAAGCCTTTAAATACTTCACCTGTGATAGTCCCTTTCGCGCCTACTGTCATCCATGTGCGTTCACGAAGCCCTGCCTCAATCACAGCCATGCCCTGCTCATCAAGTAAATGTGCTTGAAGTTGTGAGGCAACTTGATCTTTAATTTTTTTGGCTAATTCTGTTTTTTCGGCATCTATTCCTGAATAAATTCTGTCAATTACAAGTTGTCTTTTCTGTTGTCTTTCATTGACCTTGCTTTGATATTGGCTGAACTCTTCATCTAATTGAGTTACTTTTTTATCTAATTCTTTGAACTTAGATTTAATAGCCTTATTTGCTTCACTATCTGCTTTTCGCATTTTCGCGCGAAGCTCTACCATTCTTCTTTCTGCGTTACCTAACCGATAGCCTAATGATTCAGCATTATTGCCATACTGCCGAGCATTTCGCTCGACATTTCGCCTAGTATCTTGGGCCGCCTTATCTGAATGTCGGCCCTCTTCAACTTGTTGTAAAAATGATTGAATACGATTCGATTGTTTCTCAGTTTGAAGATATGTATTGATATCCGCTTGTGCTGCTGCAACTTCTTTCTGAGCATCAATTAAATCAATGCGGTCTTGTAGTGCTTGTTTCTCTGCCTGTGCTTTACTGTCCTTGCGGTTAGCATATTCAGAAAGGCGTTTTGATAATTGGCTTTTAAGGTCATCAGTACGTTGAGCTTTATTAGCTATACGTTGATCATCAATAGCATTGGCATCATTCAATGATTTGATTTGGTTATTAATATCATCCATTAAATTTTTAACGTCGCCATCCATTGTGGCCAGTAATTTTTCATCTGGAATTTCATAGATAGAACGAGCTGACATGAGTTGATTGCCTTTGCGGTCCACGACTGGTTCAGCCAATTGAAATACCTGCCATGCTCGCTCATCTAAGCCCGTATTTGAAAGTAATTCACGATCTTGTACATCAAGGTCATTCCAAGCTTTAGAGCGGCTTAAACGGCCGTATTTCTCCATTAGCAACTTAGTGAACCCAACTTTTGAGGCCGATGTAAGTGCATTAAGGAATGATACCCGCATAACTTGAGTAGCAACCCCGCTTGATATACGAGCTAATTTTTCAGATTTACCATAAGTTGATGTAAGCCCATCATCTGACCAGCGTGCGATTGACCCTAACATTTCCTCAGTAGCCAATCCTAAACTATGCGCTAGTTCTCGATCTGCTTTATTGGCTGGGTTGAGTTGTCCAATTAATTCGCCGAAAGCTTTACGATAAGACAGATTATGAACACTAGCATTTTTAGCAATAGTTGCTTGATCTGCAATCGATGCAATTGTGGTGCCGCCTAGCATAGATGCAACATTCATTGACCGATAAGCAAGGCCAAGATTTGCTAAAACTTGTGATTGTGGAGTATTGCCCCCGCTAAATTCATCAAACATTACCTGTGCACGCTTGCGACTACTTTGGGTTTTGTTCTCATCAATCCCTTTTTCCCAGTCTTTTTTAGCTGCAGCATCCATCAAAATTTTTAAAGCTGTTTTTGGATTGCTACCTAAGTTCTCAACCATAGCAATATCTTTCGATAAGCCATTAATATGAGCTTCGACCAAGTCTACAAACTGCATGCCGCCGAACTCAGATTGATATTCAAGCCATGATTCAGCATCTTTGAAATGTAAAACACGACTTTCACTATGACGGTTCGTTACTTTTGATGTACCGCCACCTGTAGCTTGTCGGCCAACTTCTATTTTATTTGCACCGTCACTTGATAGCGTGTCATAGGTATATTCAAGCAATGAGCGTATTTCTTGCTGTGAGTAGTAATCACCGTTCTCGTGTACATATTGGCGCGTGTCGATTAGTGATTCAGCTTTGTTTACCCACGCTTCTTTTCCTGCCTTAGCAATCTTTTCTAGGTTATGCGTTTGTGGCAATCCCCAATTGTCTAGCTTTCCAATGTCGCCACCGTTCCGGTTAAATCGGTCACGCATGGTTTCGAAAACATCGCCCATCTTGTCACTGATCTTTTTAGCTAATGCATCGCCAGTGTTTTCACCAAAGCGCTCACGAACAATTTTTTGCACTAACTCTTGATCTGTGAAGATGCCTAAACCGCCTTTAATGTTCGTGTAGAAATCCACTAACTCACCTCGATAAATTGAGGCAATGCCACGTGCTTTAGAGTCGATTGACTGAATGCCTGACATATCACCATGAGCCGCAACCATACGGTCTATGACTTCCATAGACGACAATTTGCCATGGTCTAAGGCTGCAATGTTTTGGGATTGCTTAAGGATGTCTTGAGCAGCAATTTTATGCTTGCGCTTCAATTGTTCTTGAATATCGATAGCAACCTGCTTAGATGCCTCAGTTAATTTTTCTGCATCAGAAAGGTTACGCCATGTATCACGATCTTTTTTAGCCAAAGACTTCATTGCATCTTTAATGCGGTTTTCAATGTCGGTTGCTTCTTGAGCTGTAAGGGATTGCTTGCCTAGTGCTTTAGCTACCGCTTGTTTGCATTGTTCTTTCATTTTTTATGCTGCTCCAAATTGTAAAGCACAGTTCAAGGCAGTTTGTGCTGCTAAAATATCTTGCTCAGATTGCTTAATTTCTGCTTCAAGTTCGGCGTGATAGTCACGTAATGTCATGGTGAATTCTTCTGGCTCACCCATTGAATTAATACGGCTTACTGCAATCGGTTGATCTGGATTTGAGAAAATCACATCAAGCGCGGCTTTTTCTTCTGGTGTTTCGCCAAACAATGAGCCTTGTCGCGGGTCGCCCATGTTTTCAATGGCCTGAATCTCAGAGTTAATGGATTCACTAATCGCCTTTGCGCTCTTGCGGTTATTATCAAACACCTCAAGAAATCTTCTTGCTCCATCACTTAATCCATCATCAATAAGTTGGCCTTGATTTAAATAGTCGCGAACCTGTAAGCCATTTGCTTTTAAGTCTGTAAGCTTTTGTGCAGCTTGCGCCAAGTCTTGAGAAATAGTGTTCTCAAAGCGTCCACCTTGCTTCACTAAATCATTAAGCTGAGAAAGTTGCGGTGCCGCACGGAGTAAGGCGTTTAGAACGTTTTTACTATCATCATCTAAGTTTTCAGATAGACGAGTTACTAGGTTAGAATCGCCATAGGCACGCTGTACGATTGCCGATTCAATTCGGCGTTTACCTTCTTGGGATAAGCGACCATCACTTGTGATAACTGATCCGCGCTCAGACTGTGGCAATTGGTCTACAAAACTACGGACATAATCCATAGAGCCATCAATATTGATTGAACCATCATTATTGATTTTTAGTAGTGTTGAGTCTGGTAGACGATCAACATCACTCATAGCGCGCTCAGTTGCGCTGAATTGCGCCACATCGCTTTCGTTAGCTAAACGAGAGAAAGCTACACGGTCAACATCACTAAGACGTGTACGCACTAAAACAGGCTGATTTAAACCTGATATATCCATGCCTCTGCTATTCGCCCAATTCTGAACAAATTCACGGTATGCATCTGCTCGGCCATTATCATAAGCGCGGCCAATTGCTAACGTACGCCCATTACCTGATTCGACAACATTGTCGGGGCCAATGATTGGTGCACCGTTTGACAACATTGGAGATTCGCCCAATAACTCAGGCTTTAAGTCGTCAGCTATACGTTCAATTTGCTGGCGCGATGCTTCACGGGTTCGGTCACGTGGCTGTAGTTCACTTGGGTAAAGCGGATTTACACCGTATAAACGGTCATTCGATGCAATTAAATCGGCCCAGTCTTTCACTTCATAAGCGAAATCATAGCTTGAGCCATCCATCCCATAAGCTGTGCTTGTTTCACCGCCATAGCGTGAGCTTAGCTGGTTCCATTTGTTGCGCCATTTATTAATAGCTTCGCCTACTGTCATCCCCGACATACCGTTATTTTTAACGATAGCATCAGCATTTTTAGAATCGTACGAACGCACTACATCAATTAATGGACGGCTAGGATCAGCTTTTAGAACTTTGACAGCTCCTCCTGGTCCAAGTAAGTGCCCAAGATATTGCTCATGTGCAACTGGATCACGGCCTAAGTTTTTACGTATGTAGTTATTGGCCTGCTTAATGTGCTTTAAGCCGATACGTATTTGCTCATCAACATTGTTGCGGTCTTTACCGCCTAAGTTTTTCCAAGAGTCATCTAAGACTTGGAAAAGGCCATAAGCGCTTGATGTCGGGTTTTGCGCTGTATGATTAAATTTGCCACCTGTTTCGATATGACTTATCGTCAAAGCAACACTAGGGTCTATACCGTCTTGTTTCGCGCGTAGTGCGATTTGTTTAGCATTTGTAGGTAGTGAGCTAGTTGCATAATCAATCGTGTTTCTACGCGGCTCTCCTTGCACTGTATTAGGCACACTAACTGGCTGGCCTTTTAAGATTTGTTCCGTAGCAGCATCTAGGTTTTGATAGTGCTTGTTTTGCTGAACTGGATCTGTAGTTTGAACAGGCAAAGTTGTGTCTTCAAACTCAAAGCTATTTTTGACCAGAGCATCATTTAACACATCATTACTGGTTTCAAAATCATCTGAATTAAGCTGGTTAATTTCAGCGTCAACGTCTTGGTCTAGTTGATTTTGTCTTGAACCTAAGTAACGTGCACCGCCAAACATTAATGAGTTAATAAGTAAGTCAGTAGCCACAGATTCGCCTGTAACTTCATATTGCTTAGCCTGCTTATCATAGCCATTAGATTTTAGAAGCTGCTCACTCGCATATTGCATACCAGTGTTTAAGCCAGTAGCGCCACCCACAGATAATGCAGCGTCAGCAACTAAACCACCTGTACCCTTAAAGCCATAACCAATAGGCAAGGCTGTACCAATCGCATCGCCCACAGCATTCACACCAGCCACTTTTAAGGCAGTATTTTCATCTACGCCTTTACGGGTTAAGTCGGTATAGACGTAATTACCAGTTGAACCACCTGTAAGCGTAGCAGCGCCAAGCGTACCACTTGTTGCTACACCCAGCGCACCACGCCAGAGATAATCACCTATACCAACACCAATATTCCCGACAATGCCTGTATTGTCTTTGTCTTCTAGGTCAGCAATAGTTCCATAAACCAGATTGTCGCGGGCCTTTTCACGCTTTGCCTTGAACTCTTCATACGGCTCAATAAATTCGTTTGTTGAAACGTCTTTCAGGCTATAGCTAACACGGTCTACAACGGCATCAATGGGTGCCGAAATTGCATCACCAACTTTGTTAAGGCCAATTGCCATACCGCGAAAAGGTGAAGAGATAGCGCCATCGAAAATACCAACTTCCTTTTGAACAGTTGGCTTGCCAGTAATCCCTTTTCTCTGGAGTTCTTCTACTGACTTCTGCTCATCATCTGCAAATGTGTCATACCAAGTCATTTAGTCACCCCATCCATCGTGATTCTCCAGATAGCATTTTTAACTACCAATTGCTGCCCTCGCTCGTTAATCAGGTCGTATTGAATTGCACCTGTACTTGACGGCTTGCCTTGGCGTAAGCGGAACTCTTTTAAATTATTGACACTAATTCCAGTTTGCTTGGAGATAGTTTGATAGCCCTTTTCAAGTTGAGCTTCAAAAGCATCATCAGTGATTCCATAAGGTTTCGTTACTTTCCAATCTGAAACCTTGTCCCCTCTGTAGTTTCTGAATGACGTTGGCTGTGTGTATACCCCACCAGTTGCCAAGTCGAGTGCAACTCCAAGGACTTTTTCATTAGGCTTTTCATCCTTAGAATTGTGGCTTAAACCACGCTCGTTCATGGTATCTGCATATACTGCCTTAAACACTTCATAAGCATTATTAGCATTAGTACCAGTTAATGTCTGGCCCACATATTTGTTAAAAGCCTCTCTCATGTCATCTTCTTTTGGCATGATTAACTGTTTATTTTTTAAAAGTTGAGTACCAATAACAATAGAGTTTGCTAGTTCTCGACCTTCAGTTGATCTATAGCCATTAGCTTTGGCTACGCCTGCCATAACATAGTTTGAGTTACCTCCGCCTAACTGACCCAATGCAGCACCCCAAATTTTTACCCCATCCTTCACACCTTTGGTTTGGGCAATCATAGAACTAATTAAATTTAGTTTTTGATCTACGGTTGCTTCTTCCCATGCCTGCTTAGCTGCTGGTAACGCTTCATTTGGAATAGGTTTGATTGTTGCATTTGGGTCCTTATCACGCTGTGCTACTTGATAAGAACCAATGGTCACAATGTTTTTAGCAAAGTCACTAGGGTTAACTTTTAGTGTTAATGGGTTTACTTCTGGTAGCTCAATACCTTTTTCACGCAATGCCTGAGTCGGGTTTTCCTTAGCAGTTTTAAGCTTGTTGTCGTAAATGCCTTGGTAGGTCGCCAAGATTTTATTTTCTGCGACTGGATCGGCGGATGAACTATTCTTCATCTTTGCCTTACGACTATTGATCTCAGCAAGTTGTTGATCAGTAGTTAGGCCCTGAAACCGCATGAAATCAGCAGATTGTTTTTTATAAAACTGGTATTCAGCCTCAGAAGGTGTGCCTTTAACTGCCTGTTCGACATCATTTTGATATTTCAAGTCTAATGGACGACCTGTCAAAGTACTTTGAATAAACTCATTAACGACCTTTTCAGCTTCGTTAATACGCTTGTTCTCTTGCACCTGCTGACGTTGTTGTAGTGTAGTGATCTTGCTTTGGATTTCGGTTTGATACTTTTGAACAGTTTGCCCATCAATAAACTTATAGTCTTTTAAACCTGTAGCAACCTCTTGGAGATCATCAATACTGTTTTGAGCAATTGCCGTTGTGATACGCGAGTTAATATCTGTGATGTCGCGTGTTGTTTCATATTTATTTGTGAGCTCACTTTTCTGAGCTTCCGACAATGGCAAGCCAACAATGTTTTTTAAAAGATATTCTTTGCCTGCTTCCCGTTCCATACGTGTTGCCACATCGAAGAACCGATCAGCTAGAACCCCGCCCTTTTGCTCATCTGCACGCAATTGCAAAGGCAAGAACGAAGTACGTTGGCGCGTTACGTTACTATCCCAGTATTTCTTTAAATCTTCTTGAGCGTGGCCCGGCAAGCTGTTTTGTAGTTCCGAAAACTTGGCATTCGACCAAGTGTTAAGCTCCTCATCGGCTTGCTGTGTAGTGATTACGCCATTACCAAGACGGTTTTTAATATCAACCACCTTGTCGTTAAAGTCAGTAGATAATGACTCATCAAGCTTTAACTTGCCTTCTTTTTCTGCAAGTTGATTGTTGTAAAGCTCAAGGTTTTTAGCTGTAACTTCTTGCTGACGCTGCTGGTCATCACGTGCCTGTATTGCCCCACCAATAGAACGGCCAATTTCAGACAAACCAGTATTAGGCGTAAACGATTGCATTTGAGCTTGTGGTGCTTCACGACCACGAGAAATAGGAATACGCATTATTTCCACCCATAAACTTGAGCAGCAGTATCAATAATGTTACTTGCCGCCTTCATGCCGTAATTATTACGTTGTGCCTTACCTTGACGACGTACATCCGCAGCCGCATAACCTGCCTGCATTTGGTTTAATAATGCGTTGTAAGAAGCATCTGAGATAATCTCATCACTAATTACAACTGGCGCACCTACATTTACATCCAAGCCATTTTCAGCAGCCGCAGCCATAGCACTTGATGCGTCTCGCTGCCCTTGTTCTTTAATCTTTTTGCTTTGAACCTTGGAAACGGATTGAATGGTTTTTGCATTACCCTTAGCTGTAGCGTCTGCCATAAGCGCATTTGAGATATTGCCAACGGCTTCAAGGCCCGAAGAAATAGCACCACCTTTGCACATGCTTAAACCTCCATCTCAAGAACATAGCCAACCAAGTTGAACCCCAAGCTTTCATAGAGTTTTACTGTTTTATCAGCATGGATGCCTGTCATGGTTCCAATCTGGATACGGTCAGCATTCTTAAGCTGTGCCCACCCAATGAAAGTGTTCACTAAAAGCTTGGCAATATTAGATTTACGGTACTCAGGAAGAACATAAACGCCTTGTTCAAAAGCTAATTTGTGCCCTGTTCGCCAGTCCGTTTCAATAACACCAATGACTGTGCCAACTGGATTTTGATATTCATCTAGGGCTAGAAAAATTGAGTTATGTTTTTTAATTAAATATTCGAATAGATCAGATGCGCTTTGCTCATCAAATCCTTGTTTTGAAAAGATTGGCGATTCTTTAGTGAGACGCTTGCCGAAATCAACAAGCGTATCTAAATCATTTAGGTTTGCTGCCCGTACTTGCATCTCATTTCTCATTAATTGATACCAACATAGAGATACTTTGCATGTGTAAAGGCATAGGTTTGTCGTGTGTTATCTTGACCTCAAGTTCATGCAATGATTGCCATCCAACAAATGAATCTAGTACATAGCCTGTGTAAGGCAAGTTTACAAACGCTGATTGGTTGTAATACTTGGTAGATAACTCTTGCCCATTGATATATCCACCGACTGATGCATTCAGAAAGATAGCCATTTCATGCACCTGAATCTTATGAAACATTGCAGTTGTTGGCACTTGGCTAAAGTCTGGTGGCAATAGGTCGATTTCAGTTTTAAATGGTTGGCCAAGGTGTACTGTTTGGGTTAGATCAGTGTTAGATAGCTTTATGTTGGTGCCACTAATCGTATAAGTTGAATAGAAATATCCATCCGCATTATTAAAATTAACCAGTGGATTATCTAAAACCTGAATATCAAGATTTAAAATTGAACCAACACCATTAGTTACGTTGATATCAAATTCACAATCACTTTGTGCAGACTTGCTAAACTCTTCCAAAACTGTAGAGCCATTACGAATAGTCAGCATGAAACATTGGTCCTCACCTAAGCCAGTTGGTAAGGCACAAATAGATAAAACCTGTCCACCAAAATCGTGCTGAGACCAAGCATTCATTTCCTGATCACGGTTTAGTGTGATACTTGAAACTGCACCATCACCCATGACAATCCAGACAATAGAGTTTGGTGTCTGCTGGAATGTTAGTTCTTTAATTCCTGCATGGTTTTCAGGTATGTGTGGGGCAATTTGTGATAATTCAGGCGAGACAAGGCCGTCAACTTCATAACGGTACGACATGGCACGTAAGCGCTCACCACCACGTTGCACAAAAAGCAGTTCATTACCCACGCGGCAAGGCTTAACATTTGCCTGAACACCATAAGAAGTGTGCTCATCAATCTGTGCTGAAGCTGGCGTTAAAGGTCCTTGAGAATTAATTAGAAACTCAGCACCACCAGTTAATGCAACTACACCACCACGCTGTGATAGGTGCAAAATATTGTCAGATTGAGCTGAGCTTGAAGCAATGCTAAACGCATCTGCATCTTGAGTTGTCTCTAAGAAGTTGCCATCGTCACCAATTCGGCTAAACCACATCTGATTAGGGCTTGTTTTGGTATTGGCAAATACTAAGCGCTGTTTAAAGAAGCACACTGCCTTTGGGTAACCAGCTGTAGCACTAAATGCGATACTTTTTAAAACCCAAGACTTAGCAATAGCCTGTACTGCAGAAGTCAGTTTTACTAAAACCTCACCATTTACACGAGAAGGGTCTACATATTGAGTTATTTTTACTTGTCCACCATTAATTTCAACAATTGAACCTACACTTGAAGGTGTAAAAACATTTGCTGCTTCGTTTGTCACTTCTTCCCATTCTGTAGTAGTTGCAGAAGGCTCCACCCCTTTATTGTCAATCGTTGCACGCCAAGTTTTACTTGTGTGAATTACACGATCACCTGTTAAGTAAGTCTCAGTATTAGACCAGTTTGGGAATGATGAAGCAGTTAAGGAAATAACTTTTCCAACTTCTGTACCGGATGGAGATAAAGCTACGTTTGGAGTGCTGCCTAACTCATCATTAGGATTCACGCCAAAGGTAAAAGCCGCAAATTGCCAGTTAGTAAAGTCAGCAGAACACAATAAACGCTGTACAGGTGTATCACCTTGAACGAAATACATGCGGTATTTAGTGTGCGCATACTGTACTTCACGTACTTTTTGAGCCGTGTTGTAAGGTGTAACAGTCTCATAAACAACTGCATAAGTTCTTGGGTTATAAACCTTGAGGGAAGACACACCGAGGATAAGCAAATAGGTGTTTTCTGAGTTTGCAATAAACGGAATTAAACGTAATGCACCTGCAAAAATAGAACGAAACTTTGTTCCTGGTCTTTTCTTTGCCCCGCCTTCAACCAAGGGCAATGCATTAAGCAATTTTTTAGCACCGTTTGCGTATTGCTGAATGTCTGTGCGTGTCCAAAGTAACGGGCTTAATTCACCAGAACTCAGGTTATTTTTTAGGATCCACTGTCTCATTAGAAGCGCTCCCAATAGTAACTTGATTCTGCGTATTGAACATCTTGGCTTGGTCGTTCTTGACCATTCACGGTACGCGCTTGCTTAATCAAAAACTGGAATTGTGCTTCTGCTGATTGCCCAGCCGCGTCACTCCCCGTTACTGGCTTACAAAGTTTAGACGCCATTTTGTACGTCATGGCTTCAACCAACATTGCATCCCAAGTTTGCTCGTTGTCGTTGTCAAAAACATATTCAAGATGAATTACCTCAGCATTTGCCAAGATATGACGGTTCTCTACTTCATAGCATTCAGTGTTAGCCGAAATAATCAGGACGTAATCACTCGGCAATGGGAATGCATGAGCATACCCAAAGCTTGGATATGTAGAGATTGGAGATAGAATTTGCCGTTTTTTGGCGCATGACCAAGGATGTGAGCGAAGTATTGATAAACGCGTAGTGTCATAAATATTACGGCACGTTTGAGCTAATTTTGAGTCTTCCTCAAAACTAGCAATTTGCTGCCCGCCAATCATGCTCAATGCATTATTACAAATGGTGACTTTAGATACAGACATAAGAAAACCCCGAAGCTTTTTGGATAGTTTCTTCGGGGTTTTGATGTGTTTTGTTGAGTATAAAAAGCACCCCACCGCCTGCCCTAACAGTGGGGTGAAAGCACTTACACTAAGAAGTCGATAGCAACCACTTTCTTCTCATTAGCACGGCCTGCGCCAAATGAGTGAACACCACCAACCTGTTTGATATTCTTCTTGTCTGGACGAGTCGAGATATCAAAACCTGTAATGTCCGCATCACCGAAGTGGATAGCAGTTCCCGTGTACATTGCAGCGCGCTTTTCAGTTGCGCCGCCAGCACCATTGTTGAGCTTGTTGTAAGCAATCCAGTTAACACCAAGCCACTTGCCTGATACATCCCCTGACTGCATACGTTTGACTTCCATGTAGTCGGAACTCATCAAAATTGCATCGTTTAGAAGCAGTTCAAGCATCTTGGCATTGTAAGTTACATACAGCTCTTCGCCATTTTGCTCATCACATTCATTATCACGGAATAGGGTTTTAGCTTTAATAATTTTGTCTTTTAGGGTATCTCCATATGAAGACAAAACAATTTGGCTATTTGGTAAGTTGACAGTAGTCGTTGTTTTTGTACCAGCATCATCTACAGTTGTGCGTGTAACCCCACCAACAGCAGCCTGATAAATCAAGTCATCGATTTTACGCCCACGCGCATTAAGCAAAAGCTTCATATATTTATCTTGCGGATTTGCTTTTAGCTTTGGTAGGTCGCGCTTTTCAATAGGAATAAACAAGTCCCAATCTGACATTAGCGCTGTACGGACCCCAGCATCAGGAATTGTCCAAGTTGTATCACCAAAACGCGCACCAGAAGGTGACATTTCGACTTGACCCATGTCATTTACAGTGAATGATTCACCGACAATTTTTCCACGGTTCACAATTGTTTTAAGTAATCGTGACTCATTTTGCATTGAGGCAACTTCGTACGTGTCATGAAACTGTTGTACAAACGCTGCCGTAATTTTATTTTCATTCGCCATTGGTTAGCCCCCTAGCCGTATGCTTTTTGGTAATAACTTTGAACTTGGGCAGTGACACGTTTGTGGTCGGGATGACTTTCATCCATGTATGCCTCTGATGCGATTAATTCTTGAATGTTCTCGGCACCGCTTTGTTGGGTGTTTTGAGGCGGCATATCTTCTTGTAATGCCTTGCCAAAGTAGGCAGCTAGACGAATACCGAATGTTGGAGAGTCCACATCTGCTGTTTGCAGACCAGCGGCTTGAATTGCTTGATTAGCGAAACGCAGGTTAGCTTCGTAATCGTTACCCCAATCCTGTTGAAGTGCTTCCACTTGCACGGCTGTGTGCTGCTCGTAAGCCTTCATCACTACAGCCATTTGTTCATTGGTTACGCCAGCCTTATGAGCACTTTCTAAAAAAGCTTTGTTATCTTCATTAGATTTGAATGCATCGAAATCAAAGCCTTCCAACTCAACTTTGTATGCGTCAGCAGATTCAGGAATATCTGGCTTGGTTTCTGTTTCTGCTTCTGGCTGTTTCTGCTCTTGAGTTTGACTCTCAACTGGTGGCGTTGCTGTATCCACAGGTGTTGTTTGAGTTTGTTCAGTTGCTTGAACGTTTTCTGTGTTTGTCTCTTGTTGTTCATTAAGCATCGTTCTCTACCTCACTGTAATTTGGGTCATTTGCTTTGTTGATTTGGCTTAAAATGAAATTCACTGGTTCGCTCTGCCCTAAACGTCGGCATGTCTCACGCTCTCCACCTTGTGAATCAGGCACAAAGGCGTGACGGTTAAAGCGTTTTGTTAGATCTTCAAGGACTCGTTGCCCATTAACATCAAGCTCAAATACGACTCGATATAGATCTGGTGTTGCGGGTTTTAAGTTGCGGTGAACAACATAGGTGCCGTGTTCTTCTTGTTGCTCTTGAATGGGATTGGGTAATGGACGTTCAGAAAGCTCATGCTTTAGAGAAATAATTTTTTGCTCTAAACTCTCTGCACGTTCCCACTGCTCAAATCTTTGTGCTTCAAGTTTTGAAATTTCATCGAGAGCGTTGTGCCACTTATTTTCCAGACCAACTTTGGTATCTAAGTGCAAGCGGTTCTCAGCCCAATACTTTTCCTGCCATTCCTCACCACTAACTTTGTAAGCGAAGGCAAATGCAGCAGCCACGATAAAGGCAAGAACTGCAACTACAAAAAGGACATTAATCATTGTCGTGTCTCACTAGTTAATTCAGACTCAAGGCCCTTACCGACTGCATTTGCGAGTGGTTGTGCTAGGGCCTGCTCTTGTTCTTGTTGTGCAGCTTGTTGCTGTGCTTCTTGACGCTGCTTTCGGATTGCATCGATCTGATCTTGAGTACGTAGAATTGCTGTAGGCACACCTAATCCCATGCCTGAAACTTGCGCTACGGCATCCATATCTACGTTGTCTAGGATTGAAGGGTCTAACTCTGCTACTGCTGAAAGCCCTTGCAAGAAGCGCTCAATTGCTGTGACTTCTTCAAGTTGCTGTGAACGGGCCAAAGCAGAAATAAACTTGAATGACAGATTGCGGCCTTGCATTTCTTTTGGTGCCGGCTCAACCGCACCAGCACGATAAGCAAGCCCAAAAGTACGCTCTAACAAAGGTGTTAATAATTCAGCTTGCCAACGACCATACAGCGGCCCTAATTGCTGGCGAATTAAGTCAACACGTACATGCACTTCGGTTGCTGTCATTGCTGGACCATCAGCAGGCTGTAACTGATCTGCCATCATCTTTTTACGGATTGCACCTTGAAGATGAGCTAACAAATCAACACCAACTTGATAACCTTTGCCGTCATCAATGCGTTTCAATGAGTTCACATCATTAACGACAATGATTTTCCCACCGCCAAGACGCACAGTTCTTGGATTGAAAACGCCATCATCTACCCCTGCATACATGCCTAGAGTTGAAATTTCGGCACTACGCAACGTGTCACGCATTAACTTGTTAGCTGTTTTAGCATCGGGCAAAGCAATAGAGACCTGACCAGTCCCATAAACTGAATTTGGAATCTTTCTAAAGCGTGGAATTACAAAAGGAAACTCGTTGTAGCCCGTCTCACGAAGAACATTTTTTTCATCAACTTCAACGTGATATGACGCAAAAGGCATTTCCTTAGGCATCAACTGACGATCACCTTTGATGTAGCCAGTTTTACGCGGCTCAACTACCCACAAGACCTTAACCTTGCAATCTGGCTTTGACTTGTAAGTGTTGCGGACCTTCTCACTAACCTTGTTTTCGCCATACTCATTGACTAACGCGGCCATCGTCATTTCATATTCACGATAGAGTGTGTCAACTTTCTGGTCTTGACGTGTTGAAGCTAGATAGCATTGCCCGATATCCCAAGTCTGGAATACATAGCCCCCACCTGCATGACGATCTACATCGGCATACATTACGCCCCAACCCGCAACCACACAGTCGAGTACTAAATCAAAGATTTCACTATCGTAGTTAGCCCCGTGAATGTTGCGCCAAATGAATTGACACACCTCATCAAGCCACTTCTCACCTTCTGTGAGTTCGGCTGGATCATCCACGCCATTCGGCACAGCTTTAAACCACAGCGCGTTAGCTGGCGTAGTTCCTGAAATGATGCTCGATACAAGTAATTGCGTTGCTTCTGATAGTGTTGAATCTAATAGCTCAGCTCGTTGTGTCTTACGTGTATCTGTTACATCATCACCTATAAACGATTGCTGACGCTCAGGGGCTGCATAGCGATAGCACTCAGACCAATGCGGTTCTAAGCGGTTTCGCGCTGCTTTAAGCTCGCTTAAGCGTTTGCATAACCTTGCTACTAGCTCACTCATATCAGCCGCCTAAAGTTGTTTTCTTTTGGTTGTCTGTAGCAGACGCCAAAACAGTTGAAGCATTACGTTTACGACGCTCTGCCGTTGCTGCATTTGCATCTAATTGAGCTTGGTTTTTTGCGGCCGCATCTGCTGCTTCTGCATCAAAACCTTTTGAAGCGCCTTTGGTATCTGTAAGCCCAACCATGTCAGTCGCAGCTGAAATGAGTTTCCCTAATCCGCCTCCGCACATTAGTCCGCCTCCTTAGTTGACCAGCCCTTTTCAGTCAAAACTGGAATGCGTTTTTTAGGCTGTGCTGCACCAGCGGCACTTGGCGCTTCTGTTTGCGTAGACTTCTTTAGCTCGGCAAGTTGAGCGCGCATCTGCTCTAACTCTTGGCGCAATAGTTCTTCTTGAGATGGCTCTTTTTCGCCCTCAGATTCACCACTATTGATTGCGTCTAATGATTCTTCTGCCTGCTCAGCAGTAGTTTTTGGTAGTGTTGGTTCTACTGTTTCTTCTTGAATAGGTTCAGCAGTTACACCCGGTGTTTTAATTTCTCGTTTATTCGCAGCCATGAAAAAGCCCCATTCGTTGTGAATAGGGCTAGTGTTGTGTTTATTAAGTTGGGGTTTGTTGGGTGATTAGTTGAGCTTTACTTTCTTTTATTTAGATAAATTGAGGTTAGCGATTTGCGAAATATGTGTAGTGCCTTGATAGGTTCAGAATATTTACAAAGGAAAAACTCCCTGAAATAGTGATTCCCATTCAAAAATAGAGATGCTTTTTTCTTTTCATACAACAGCAAATCGCCATTCCATGATGGTCGCTCCCATATAGAATCCCATCGTTCTGCTACTGTAAAAAACCTATTGGCAGCGCATACTACAAATTCACCATTTCGTGGACCTCCGACAACCTCGGTTGTAATAGCTTTAAATTTCATTGTCCTTCCCCCTTGAGCGCTTGCCCGTACTTTTCTTTAAATTCTTGGGTAACATCTTTGCCAGTTTTTATTTCTATAACCTTAATGATTTTCCCGTCAAAGCTAAGTGTCGCGTTATATCCCGTAAAGTCATACTTATGGCCGTTAATTGATCCAGTTGAATTATTCATTTCAATCATGATTTTCTCCTTTAAGCGCTTGCTCTAAATACTCTTTTGCCAATTGCTTTGCTTCTTCAACGTCACGGGCTTCTTTAATGAATTCGTCATTAATCTCTAGCCCTGGGCGGTCCCACGCTTTCCAAGTTCGCCACCAGATTGAGAACTTACCCAAAACACAATCACCGTAGATTATTCGATTTCCACTATGGTTTTGAGGTGCTATCTGCTCATCACTCCATTTGATCTCAAACATTCTTTCAAGCTCATCCACCAGCTTTTGCAGCTCCTCCACTTTCGCTTGCATTGATTGCTGACCAGCTTCATAGGCAATGCGGCAGCAATTGGCATGAACTAAAGCTAAATTCCCTTGCTTGCCCATCCACTCGTTAAATGTCATTGGTTTATCCATCTCAAACATCCTTTGATTTACACAGCGGGCCAATGCGGTTTTCTGTGTGGGAGTCGTCACTTATCAACTCTAGAAAATTCTCATTAAGAACCTTTGCAAACTCTGGATGTAACTCTTGCAAACTTCCAACTGGCACAGGCAGAGAGGGCATGTCAATGCGGTGGCCTGCTGCGATTTCTTCTATGGTTGCTAATCGTATCTCATCTTTAAATATTGGACCGTATTGACCATTTGATAAGATATTTACTCGATACATATCATTGGTGTATGTTTGGTCGACTATTTGCAACAGGAAGTCTTTTGTTCCTGTCTTAATCAACACAACAAAATCCCCCTCTTTAAACTCACTCATGGCTGGCTCCTTTTTTCACTCAAATAATCAGGCTTTTGATTTGACGCTAATGTTTTAACTTCTGCAATTAATCGAACCACCTGCCCAATTACCTCATTAGGCACATTGTTTTCTTCCAGTAGATCCACAATTTCATATTTGATTAGGCTTAGGCGATCTGGTCTAAAGCCATTAATTTGATTACTCATCCCCGCCTCCGTATATTGATTCGTGGTCTTTGATGCATCCCTTCAAATAACCCATCCCGTCTTTTGTTTTCGCAACTAGCTTTGCTTTTTCTATTCCACCGAACTGATCCACGATGCGGATGCTTTCCAACATCATTTTCAGGTCATTGATTTTTACTGGTTCAAAGCCACGCTTCTTGAAGTAATCACAATCGTTATCGGTTAAGTTCCAAGCCTCATGAATGCCATTGTGAAATTCAAATTGTGGTTTTGTTCTGAAGTAGTAGCCATCTTGGAAGCTCTCAGCATTGCTAGGTGCCCCCTCAACAACCTCTCTCGCCTTCTCAACACCGTACTTACGAATAAACTGTTCTGGTTTCATTAAAAGTCACCCCCACCAAGCATTCCATGTAAACCGCCATCAGCAGCCTCAAGATCTCTTTGCGGCTCAGTATTATCCCCATGTGAACGGCCAAGCATAATAATCAGGCCATCACTAGCACTGTAATAGTTCGCATCTGGAAAACTTTTACGAATATCCTTCATGAGCTTTTCCAAGCCCTTTGTTAATTTCTTAAACTGCTTTTCAAAGTTAGGGTTAGCTTCATTCAACAAGTCATTAGCATCAACATCACCACCAGCGATTGCGTTCAATACATCTTCTTCTGTCATGTAAATATTCATTGTTGTAATTCCTCATCTAACTGAGCAGCGAATACGTCTAACGTTTCAAGTAGATCAAGCTGCCCTATCTCGTATTTATATGTTTGCCATTCGCCTTCACGTGGTACGCGCTGTAAGCCTGTTTGCTCTTGCCACAACATGATGAATTGCTCACCGTGTATGTACTCTGGAATGGATCCAGTAGACCAAGAAGAAACAGTACTGCCACCCGACACATCAAGGACGTAAGCGATCTTTTCGTGTGACCATCCAAGGTTGCGTAAATCTAGAATCATGCGGTTGAAGTCTGGGCGTTTATAGCCTCGGCGTTTGAGCAAGAACCCTTTGGCTTTTTTTCTAGATTCGATAAAACGCGCGCGTGCGCGAGGATTGTCTGTAAAAGCTGTACTATCAACACGCATATTCACCTCTCACGCTCCTAAAAATGTCTTACATCCCATGCATTGTTTTTCGTATTCCAATGCACAGATTTAAATGAAAATGGATATAATTCAGCAGCTACTTTGATCTTGACTAGCGCATCATCTTCCCAATGGCCTTTGACCTCGTGTACTTGCAACTCAAAATCACTTGTAAGTACGAAAAAATCAGGCTTATAAAACGTCTTTTCAGCTAAACGCAGGTTGATACAGTCAAACTTGAACCAAAGGATTTCTCCTTTCATTCTTTTGCTTTCTAGGTAGTCGTTGTATTTACGCTCTGTTTTGTTCATAGCGCCTTGTTTTAATCTTCCTAGTACCCTTGCATCACTTTTGCTTTTATCGCGCTGTAATGTGCCTTTTTGTGCGATATTCCGCTTGTTTTGAATTGCTTCTAGCTGTTGTTCAGTTATTCTCATGATTTAGCCCCTTCTTGTTGGGTCTTGAACTGCTCTAACAGGCCAGCTCTTCTAAGTTTTACGTACAAACATGCTGCTGCTCTTGTTTCAGCAGTCTTTAATCCATGGTTGTAAGCACAACGCAATGCCATCATTTCCTTGTAGTTCATCTGCCTAACTCCACCATGTTCAAAACAGAAACTTCCATTTCAGCAAGCACGTAATTTTTTAATTCGTGGTAGGTGTTGTTTTTGAATGCCTCATGCACTTCTTTAACCACGATCATGTCGAAGTAAGGACGCTTTCTTTTTTCTGCGATTGTGATTAATCGGAATTTAATTTCTGTTAGTGTCATGCCGCACCTCGTAATGCAAAAGGTACTGGCTTGCCTTCTGCTCTTAAGCTTTCGATGTACTGTTCTTTTTGATCAAATGGGTCTGCCCAATATTCTGAGTCTGGTTTTAGTTCCCATTCTTGAACTTGTTTAATTTCCTCAGCCATTTTGTTTACTGGTGCTTGGATCTTTAGCTTCTCGCGCAACTCCGCAATTGCTTTCTGTGCAATCGTTTTGTATCGCTCTGCACCTGCTTGTTGCTCTTCCTTGGTTTGTTTGTGCTCAAGTTGAAGCTGCGTTTCTTGTGTAGAGAGAAAGCCTGCAACCTCTGCTTGTTTGATTGCAGTAATGCGCTGGTCTGGATCTACACCTAAGCTCACGTTGTAGACTGGCTTTAATCCTTGATCCTTTGCTTCTGTCACTAAGCGTTCGTAGATGGACACAAAGATTTTCTTAGCTTCTGCCAATTGGAACTTATCACCTGTAGCAACCAAGTCAGCACACTTCTCAAATGCTTTAGCAGCTTGCTCAGTCCACACCACAGTCATTTCACGACCAGTGCCATATTCGATTGAGTTTTTAGCTATTGCCCAAGCTTCATGAGCATCTAACCAATCAGATGCTTTAGGCTCACACCATGAACGAAACTCTGGAATTGACGGGCAGAAAGTTGATTTCATCATCTTGGTTACACCGCGTTTGAAATCTTCTGCTGTTAGTCCTTGAAAGCACTCAACCATTGATTCAGCGATATCTTTCGGGTCTACACCTGCCCATTGATCAGTGAATTTCTTTCCATAAAACCCACGCATTTTAGTAATCAGACGTAAAGCGTCTTCAAAGGTGAACTCACGCATGACCCACCCCCTCAATCAGTAACGGCTTTTTTGGTGTGACATCCCAAAAGGTTGAGCCACCATTTAGGAACTCGTCCCACTTAGCTTGCTCTGAGATGGTTTGTTGTTGCGAAGATTGATAATTGGCATTTCTTACTTGCTGTGGCTGTTGGTCTTTCAAGTACCAATCTGCTTTAAATCCTTGATAACCCTTCTTGGCAGACCATTGAACTGCCATAGCCAACGTAATATTTGCTTTATGTGCCTGTTCAGTTAGGTTCTCAATAACCGAATCTGTAAGTTCTGCTCCTTTGCGAGCTACCATCCAATCATGTGCATATTTTTCTTCACATCCAAGTTCAACAAGACGATTAATACCTGCCTGTTTTTTAGTAATGCGTTTTACCTTAGGCTCTGTTTTAGCCTTAGGTGCATTCTCTGAATCACCCAATGATGGATTAACAGATGGATAAATGATGGAATGATGGATAGTGTCAACCTCGCTGACTGGTTTTGTCGCCAAGTTGACTGGTGTAGTCAGCGTGGCTGACCGGTGTGGTTCGCCAAGTTGACTAGTTTGCTTAGCTGACTGGTCAACCTCGCTGACTGGTTTTGATTGTTTTTTAGGCTCGTATTTGACCGATGGATTAAAGTTTTGGGGCGTAACTAGGTACTGGTTTAGGCGCCCATTTCCACCAGTAATATTTAAGATTCCGCATTCCTTTAAGTAAGAAAGACATGATGCAATCGTAGTACGACTATATCCAGTCTCTTCCATTAAACGAGATCGTGGTGCATACCAACTAGTATTACCGTCATCATCTGCAATATCGGAGATAACCCAAAGAAGCATTTTTGGAGTGCTTTCAATAGGCAATCTGCGGATTTCATTAACAATTTTATTACTCATCATGCCCCTCACCCTGTGCATTCCATGGGTACTTCCCAATTTCATGCGTATGTGCTAAATTCATATTTCACTTCTCATTTCATTGTTTTGCAGTGGAATGGCAAATTAGGTTCAACTGTTCCCGCAGTTGGGCCTTTTTTGTGCCTGTGTGTTTTGGTGTCACATCTCTTAAAGGCGGAGATGGCATCAATTCAAAGTCACTGGTATTCCTTGTATCTTCGGTAACTGTGGTCAGATCGATAGGCATTTGTAGACAATTAAGCATCTCCTCAACCTCGAAGATTATGTCCATGGCAGCTATACGCATTAGCTCTGATGAGCCGTTTAACTTTCTAGAACGTGCAATACGCTCTAATTTGATTTTCATTTCTTCCGTGCACTTAAACGTGACACTTGCAGTTAATTTCTCAGCCATGTTGTCACCTACCCAGCTAGTGCAGACTTGTCAGCTTTCAGCTTCCCGTCTGTCATCACTTGTATTGCAGCTTGAGTACGTGGAGGAATTCCGTTTATTTCCCAGTCGTGAATAGTAGAACGGCCCCTTTTAAGTTCTTTGGCAAGCTGCGAATTGTTCGCTACCTTGTAGAATTTCCGTAGTTGCTCAACATTCATTTCGTTTATCCGAACTATTTTGTTCGTTTTATTGAAACACATGTTCGTGTAACCGTCAATTAAATTGTTCATAATTCCGAACATAGATAAAAGTGATTTTTACTCCCATGAAAACTGCATCAGATCGTATTAATGCCCGCATGAAAGAACTTGGCTTAAAGCCTGCTGATTTAGTGAGAGGAACGGGCGCAGGACGCGCTACTGTTTCTGCTTGGACAAATGATGGAAATAACCCAAGCGCAAAATATTTAGATTCTTTAGCGAAGTGCTTAAAGACAACAACAAGCTGGATTCTTACTGGTGAAGGTGAAAAAGAGACTAAAGCCGAATTGCAAAGCGAACCGGTTTATAGCAATGTAAAAACATCATCAAGACAATTAAGAAAAATTCCTTTATTAGATTTTGTGCAAGCGGGGATGTGGAGAGAAGTGGTTTATGACGGTTTAAACCCATTAGGTGAAAGCTATACATCATATGTTGGTAGCGACCCCTATTCGGTGTTTTCTTTAGAAGTAGATGGATACAGTATGTCGCCAGAATATATGCCTGGCGATGTAGTTGTTGTAGATGCAGCATTAGCGCCTAAACCTGGTGCTTTGGTAATTGCGCAAGAGATTCAGCAAGGAGTAGCTGTCACAACATTTAAAAAATATAAAGTTCTTGGAATTAATGAATATGGGGTAGAAATTATTGAATTGAAGCCATTGAATGATGATTATCCAACTTACAACTCAACTCAAATTGAAATCTCAATAATTGGAGTTGTAATTGAGCACCACAAGAGGATTCGTTATTAATGAGATACTTAGCAATTATTCTAGGGTGTTTATTATTGGTTAATTTAGGATTTACTGGTTATATCTATTCAGAAAATAAAAATCTTAAGCGTGATGTATTGAATTTAGAAACCACTCTAGATCGATTAGATGTTGAAGCACTTGAGAAAATACGCCTTCCAAAAGAGAAACAGAAATGTGAACTTTCAGGAACTGGTGATTGGCTAGCCTCTTTAAATTGCGAATAAAATTAGATGCTCTTTAAGTACCCGCTTCGGCGGGTTTTCTTTTGCCTATCAAATTTATGTTCGGTTTTCAGAAAATAAATATAAATTTTTCCGAACAAACTCTTGACTATTTTGTTCGGCTAAGCGAACATGTTCTCACCAAATAACAAAAACCGCCATAGGGGTCGAAGTCTAGGCGGTTTGCATCAAATGCGGAGATAAGTATGAATCAAAGAATTGAAAAGTACAAGTTTAGCCAAGCCTTTAGGGATGGCTCGAAAGCTTTTTTAGCTTTCTGGATTATCACCTTCATTGTATTTGCATTCCTAAAAGGCTGTGCCGACGAGCAATACGCCAACGAACTCAAAGCAAAACAGAGCATGTATGTGCGTGTGCAAGTGGAAGGAGCTAACTAATGGATACAAAATCAGTTGCAACCGTTTCAGTTGTGGTAATTGAAGCCCTAATGATGCTTGTTGAACATGAAGGCATAGAGCTTCCAAGCATCTCATTGAAGCTTAAATCTGAAGATGGTTCAAGAATTAGTTATGAAGTTGATTTCTCACACTTAGTTGAACAAACCCTTAAAGGACTTAAAGAGCTTAGTGAGGGTGAGCAAGACAAGGAGCCCTCTCATGGATAACTACTTAGCACTAGCTAGTTTCATTGGGTTCTTCAACCTCATCTTGGCGGTTCACTGGGGGATTATCTAATGAATATGTTAGTTAACAAGCCAGAGTTGCTGTGCCCTTCTTTCCCTTACTTGGATATGTCTAATGATATTCAAGTTGAAGGTGAAACGGTTTATTTCGATCTAACTTACGGCTGCAATGTTCTTAACTGCCAGATTAAAGCCGAAACAACTTATGACACTCGTGAAGTAACTGATCAGTTCAGTGGTTGTGCTCGTGACCAAGAGTATGAAGTACTTGTAGTTGACACAAAAACTTATGCCGTAGTGACTGATAAAGACGGCATTGAGTCACCTATAGGCTTACGTTTCAAGCTCACAGACGCACAAGTAAGTTGCCTAAACGAGCAGCTTAAATACTATGCCGAAGAATTGGCAGATGAAGAAGCGGGAGTGGTGTGATGGAGTGGATTAGTTGTGAAGAGTGTTACCCAAGTCCAGATGAGTGGGTTCTTGGTTATATAAATGATGGTCAAGGCACTACAGGTCACGAAATTGTTTATTGCCATAACAAGAAATTTTATGACAGCGAATATGAACTACCAATAACCCACTGGATGCCACTACCAGAACCACCACAGAATTAGGAGAAGATTATGAATGCGCCAGTACAACACTCAGGGCAAAACCCTTTTGCAGTAGCTGCTCCTACTACTCAAGCAATGTCTACAGTTCAATCTGATAGTCAACGTGCAATTGCAGAAGTTCAAGCTGCGTTAGTTATTGCTAAACAGTTTCCACGCAATCCAATTGAAGCTTATGACCGGATTATGAACGCTTGCCAGCGTCCCGGTTTAGCTCAATCGGCTGTTTATTCTTATGCTCGTGGTGGTACTTCAGTTACTGGTCCATCAATTCGACTTGCGGAAATGCTTGCTCAGAATTGGGGAAATATTCAGTACGGTATCCGCGAATTATCTTCTGAAAATGGCGAATCAACGGTTGAAGCATTTGCTTGGGATGTGGAGACAAACACCCGTCAAACAAAGGTTTTTCAGGTTCCACATATTCGTTATACACGCAATGGATCTAAAAAATTAACAGATCCACGCGATATTTATGAATTGGTTGCAAACAATGGTGCTCGTCGTCTACGTGCATGCATCTTAGGTGTAATACCCGGTGATGTGATTGATGATGCTGTTAATCAGTGCGAAAAGACAATCCATGCAAGTGCTGATACTTCACCAGAAGCTGTACAAAAACTTGTTGTTGCCTTTGAGCAATTTAATGTCACCAAGAAAGACATTGAAGACTACATTCAGCGTCGTCTTGATGCTATTACAGCAGCAAATATCGTTGCGCTTCGCAAGATTTTCACTAGTTTACGTGATGGTATGAGCTCACCTAAAGACTGGTTTAAAAATGTCACTGTGAAGGAAGTTGGAGATGTTCAGGAAGTTAAACCAACTGTACCAGACAACGAGTTTCCGGTTCTCTTAGAGCAGATCAAAGCCGATGCAGTTACTAAAGAATATGTATTAGAAGGCTATGCGCTTACTAATGCACAAATAGCTGAGGTAAATGCACTATGAAGCTATTCCGATGCTCAAGCCTACATAAGCTTGTAGGCGACCCTAAAACTAAGGGCTCAGTTCTTAGTGATACAGCTAAGACTGAGATCAGAACAATCGTTAAGGAGGACTTGACCACGTTCAAGTCTTTCAAAGGCAACCAGTACACAGCTAAAGGCAATGCGCTTGAAGAAATCGCAATTAGCCTCTCTGGCAAGGTTCGTTTTCGTCAGTACTTAAAACATCAAGGCCGTTGGGAAAACGAATTAATTACTGGTGAGTGTGATGTTCTCGATTTAAACAATAAATTGATCCTCGACACTAAATGTACTTGGGATATTGGAACTCATCCATTCTTTCGAGATGAAGCAGAAGAAAAGGCGAAGAAAGCGGGCTATGACTGGCAGATGCAAGGCTACATGTGGCTTTACGACTGTGAGCAAGCAATGGTTGATTTCTGGTTACTTCCTTGCCCTATCGAGCTTACAAATGATTGGGATGATCGAGAACAGCTTATTGATTTAGTTGAGCGTATCGACCTTAGAGAACGCCTAACAACTGTCACCTACAAACGTGACGAAGCAATGATTCAAAAGATCAAAGACAAAATTCCACATGCTCAAGAGTACTACGCAAAGTTATATCAAGAGCGCATTAAGGCAAAGGTGGCAGCATGACAGATTTGAATAAGGAAAGAGAAGTCAATCTAAGCTTTGAGCAAGACAATGGTGCTGTTTGGGTATTTGCAGGTGATAGTCAATTTGGCACCGAAATCAGTCATTTAATGATGATGCATGCAGATGAATATAACGAAGATGAATTACGTGTTATTTGTCACCATGCAGCATGTGAAATTGACAGACTTAGAGCAGAGATAGAAAAAGCCAAATCTCAGGCGGTGCTAGAGAAAAAGATTTACTTAACCTGTGAGCAATTATATGCAGCAGCAAACTTTGGTGCACCAAACAAAGATCCAGAGCTTTTAGAAACTGAATTAACAATTGCTTGGTTTGATGAAGCTCATAGCGGCAGTGGTTACTACGTTTATATAAGTGAGTATCCAGAAGAAGGTGCAATGAAGCTGGATATTGAATCGGGAGCTGGGGGATGAGTGAAGTAAAAGTTAAAACATGTGAATTTTGTGATGATGGAAATGGCGAATGCATCTTCCCTTATTACGGTCTTGCTCCTCATATTCACACAAAACCAATTGGAGGCACGGTATTTCTAGATGAGTCATTTCCTGAAAACTTTATTCCTGATGGGGATGGTTTAGGTATGTATACACATTGTCTGAATTGTGGGGGTGACGGCACGTTTGAAGGCACTCAATTAGAAGTTAAAGCGGAAAGTAAGGAGGGGTGAAATGTTTTATGACTATATCATTACTCAGTTTTACCCGAAGATCCCATTTTTAGTCTGCATTAATTTGGTCGTAATCGTACTTGCATTAGTTTTTTACTTTACAAGAATGCCAGATAAAGACCGACTGACACCAAAGGAGGCTCGCCCTGATTATATTAAAAAGTGGAAATGGAAATTATACGCTGTATTAATAAGCCAAATTTTGATGCTTTGTTTTTATTTCTGTATTCCAGATGTTAATTACGTGAAATATTTCTATGGTGATGTAAGGGTTACAACATTAACACCTGAACAAATTGCTAAACAGAAGGCAGAGCTTCAAGCAGATTATGACCGACATTATGAACGCTCCAAGCAACTCCTTTTAGATTGTTTGGATAAAGGCCAGAAACAACCACATACAACCACATTTAACGACACTAACGAAGTTATTAAAACTTGTTATGACGTTGCGAAGTATAAGTTTTAGGAGGGGTAATGGAAATTGATCGTCGTGTACGTGCTAAAGAGTTTATGATGCTAATGTCTATTGGCCGCACTAAATTCTATCGCATGATTAAGAATGGTGAAATTCCACAACCAATCAAGGTTAGTGAGAAAGAAGTGTTTTGGCACGAATCTAGTGTTAAGAAAGTTGTCGAAAAACACAAAGATAATTCTGATATGATAGCCTGCTAA